AGTGTATGTATGATTCCAAGACAATAAAAAATGAATCCTTGGAAGCTGCAACTTCGAAGGATTCAAGCACTAAAAAAAATAATCAACTATAAAATAGCACATTGAAATGTAAAAATCAATAGGAGGAAAAGAATTATGGAACAAGTTTCAAAAATTCAAATAACAAATCTCTTTGGTATAAAGGAAAGAAAGCTAAATGGCAGTAGCGTTGAGTTAATAGGTAAAAACGGTGTAGGAAAGTCCAGTGTTATTGACAGTATAAGATTAGCACTAACGAATAGTAGCAGCCGTGATTATAAGGTCCGTAAGGGGGAAACAGAGGGCGAAATCCTTATTGAAACTAATACAGGATTGAAAATAGATCGTAAAATTCGAACTAATAGAGCTGATTATAAAAGCATAAAGCAAAACGGTATAGAGGTTGGAAGTCCAGAAACATTCCTTAAGGATATTTTTACATCATTACAGTTGAATCCGGTAGAGTTCTTATCTATGAGCAAGACGGATCAGAATGCAACTATCCTTAACATGATAGAGTACCCATGGTCACTTGAGACGATTAAGGAATGGTTCGGAGAGATTCCTTCATGGATTAATTATGAGCAGAACATCTTACAAATTTTGAATGACATTCAATCCGAGAAAGGCAAGTATTTTCAAGACCGACAGGATATTAACAGGAGTGCTAGAGACAAAAGAGCTATCTGTGAAGATATTGCTGCTGAGATACCTGCTAATTATAACGTTGATTATTGGCAAAATGCTAGCACTGGTGAGATTTATACAAAGATTGAGCGCATTCGTAAGAATAATCAGTTAATTGAAAAAGCTAAGATGTTGAAGGAAGCAAGAGAAAGTAAGGTTCGTAAGTTCGATGCAGATCGTCAGATTGCAATAAGTGCATTAGATTCCGAATTTAATAATCGTCAATCTTGCATAGAGAAAGAGATTGTAAAGTTGCAGGCACAGATTAAAGAACTTGAAACAGAGAAATCAAATCTTGGAGCAACTAAGAAAGATAAGTTAGCATTGATTGAGGAGCAGTACAAGTCAAATGTGGCTAAGTTTGATGCAGAGGTTGCAGAGTATTCAGAGTATCTTGAAATGGAGCCACAGGATACTACAGAACTTGTAAAAGAAGCAGAGCAGATGGAAGCTATGAAAGGATTAATCAATGAATATCGTAGAATGCAGAGAACACAGGGCGAGATTGAAGAATTAAGAGCAGAATCTCAAGTACTTACTGAAAAGATTGAGAAAGCAAGAACACTTCCAGGTGAAATTCTTCAAACTGCAACAATCCCTATTGATGGATTGACCGTTGAAGATGGTATTCCTCTTATCCATGGACTTGCAGTAAGTAATCTATCTGATGGTGAAAAACTAGATCTATGCGTAGATGTAGCAATTCAGAAGCCTAACGGATTACAGATTATCCTTATTGATGGGGTTGAGAAGTTATCTACTGACAATAAGAATCGCCTGTATGAGAAGTGTAAGGCAAAGGGATTGCAGATTATTGCAACACGCACTACAGATGATGATGAATTGACAGTCATTGAACTATAGGAGGCATTATGAGTAAGATTGATAAAGCTATCGCATTCGTTAATGATAATTATGGCATGATAGATGGTTGTAGATGTAAAACAGATGATAAAGATGTTGTGCATTACATTTTAAGGATTTTAAATAAGCATAAAAAAGATGTTGAAATCAATAACAACGGAAAACGAATGATTCAAAAACGAGGTGACTTATGCAAGCAATTGGAATCCAAGATAGGACATTAACCAAAGAGGAACAATATCAGCTTGGCACTCTGCTTTTAAAGGCAGGGTACCAGGTGAGCATAAGAGATAGAGAAGTTAACGGAAAGAAACTCAGATGTATTTATTACGGAATCGAGGAGGATAACGATGGAAAATGAATTAATGGTACAAGTTCAGCAATCACAGTTAGCAATGCAAGGGGCATTTACTAATACGAAGAGCTTTCAAGAGATATATGATATTGGAAAGATGTTTGCTAGCAGTACATTGGTACCACAGGCATATCAAGGTAAATCAATGGATTGTACGATTGCAGTTGATATGGCCAATCGTATGGGTGTATCGCCAATGATGGTAATGCAGAATCTTTATATAGTCCAAGGCAAACCATCATGGAGCGGTCAAGCGTGTACTGCATTAATAGCTGGTAGTGGTAAATTCAAAAATCTAAAGCATGTGTACACAGGAGATAAGAATACAGATACATGGGGCTGCTTCTTACAAGCTTTAAGGGTAGAAGATGAAGAGATTGTAAATGGTCCAGAAGTTACGATAAAGATGGCCAAGGAAGAAAAGTGGCTAGATAAGACCGGAAGTAAGTGGAAGACGATGCCGGAGCTAATGTTAGCATACAGAGCGAGTGCATTTTTCGCAAGAGTACATATCCCTAACGCTTTGATGGGAGTAGCAGTTGAAGGCGAAGTTACAGACATACAGAAGACACCAATACAGCAAGCACCAAACGTATTCGAAAGTGAGGTGGTTGATAATGCTTAGATTAACGAATGAGAACTATTTCAGCGCGGAAGCAAGCAGAGAATATCTTTCTGTATCGCAGTACAAAGACTTTATCGGCACTATGGGAAAGCTTGGTTGTGAAGCTCAAGCAGTAGCAAAGATCAATGGTGAATGGGTAGAAAATATGGAAGATTCAAAAGCCTTAATGATTGGATCATATGTTGATGCACATTTCGAAGGAACACTCGATTTATTTAAAGCACAGCACCCTGACATTTTCTTAAAGACTGGTAAGAATGCAGGAGATTTAAAAGCAGACTACCAAAAAGCTAATGAAATTATAAGTCGATGCGAAAGAGATACGTTATTCTCTCAGCATATGAGTGGTAAGAAACAAGTTATTATGACTGCAGAAATGTTCGGAAGTCCATGGAAGATTAAAATAGATAGCTATCATGCTGGTAAATGCATCGTAGATTTAAAGGTTATGAAATCTCTCAAAGACCGGTTTTACCATAAAGATTATGGATACATGGATTTTATTCAGGAATGGGGCTATGACATACAAGGGGCAGTATACCAAGAGGTAGTTTATAGGAATACAGGAGAGAGATTACCATTCTTCATTGCTGCAGCTTCAAAAGAGAAAGAAACGGATATTGAACTTATTTGGATACCAGACGAGCACCTTAAAGAAAAGCTGATAGAAGTTGAAAGGAATACTCCACAGATCGTACAGCTTAAGCGAGGAGAGGTTAAACCGATAAGATGCGAGCAATGCGATTACTGTAAGCATACAAAGGTTTTGACCAGAGCTATTCACTTTAGCGAATTGTTAGGGGAGATATAAATGTCAAGAAGTATATTAGTAGATGATATGAAACATTGCGTGTTCTGTGGTAGCCCTGTAGTCGAGGAACATCACGTATTCTTCGGAACTGCTAATCGTTCATTGTCCGAAAAATACAAGTTAATTATACCGGCGTGCAATAAGCATCATACAGGGTCCGGAGATTGCCCACATAGGAACCGTATAATAGATCTTGCATTGAAGTGTTGGGCACAGTCGGTATATGAAAAGGAAATAGGTGATAGGAACGACTTCCGGCGAGAGTTTGGAAAGTCGTATCTATAAATGTAACTCTTATTAGGTTGGAATAAGGCTTTATAGTATATCACAAATGTTGTAAGGCAAACAACCTCCAGGGTGGTGTAACAGCCACCCAATCCGTAAAAAGTAGGTGTAATGTTGCAATACACATTAACGATAGATGGAACGTTGCCCAATCTGAATGATTACCTCGCAGCTGAAAGACAGACAATCAGAAGAGGGGGAAGATTCACAACCAAAGGCAATGATTTAAAACAAACAAATCAAGAATACGTAATTTACCATATAAGGCAACAATTAAAGGCTATACATATAACAAGTCCAGTATATCTAAAATATTGCTTCTACGAGCCAAATAGAAAGCGAGACAAGGATAATATATCAGCATTTGCCCATAAGGTTATACAAGATGCATTAGTTAAAGCAGGCGTTTTAGATAATGATGGTTGGGCGAACATAACAGGCTTTTGTGATGCCTTTAACGTAGATAAGATAAAGCCAAGGATAGAGGTAATTATAGTCGAGGAAGGTGACTAAATGAGCGAAAATAGAGACGAATCTTTTAGAAAAGGGAACATTACAAGCAGAGAGTATGTAGAGTCATTTGGGGTTTACCTTGATAGTGCAAAGGCAGGCGTTTCACCTATAACAGGAGAAATAGAAATTACTCTTAATAAATATTTTTCTTGGGAAAAGCCTATAAAGCAATTAAGAAATACACCAAAGTATATCAACTGGAGAAAAAGCGTTTTTGAAAGAGATCGATATACTTGTAAGATATGCGGAAAAGTAGGTGGTGAACTTAACGCTCATCATATAAAATATTTTGCTAAATACAAAGCATTAAGGTATTTACTTTCAAATGGAATAACTCTATGCAAGCAATGCCATATAGACCTTCATAAAGGGGTGGTAAAGCTTGAATAGTGATCAAATTAATGGAGGATATATACTCCTATCAAGAAAAATTATAGATAGCGAAATTTTCAAAAAGCCACCTTTATATTTAAAAGTTTGGATCTATTTATTATCAAGCGCTCAACATAAAGATTACAAAGGACTTAAGAGAGGGCAACTTTTCACAAGCATTCCGGATATACAAGAAGCGTGTTCACATATGGTTGGATACAGAAAAGTTACCCCAACAAAAGATCAAATTTATAATATTTTGGAGTGGCTACGAAAACGATGCGAAAGCCAATACGAAAGCAACGATAGTACAACAATGATAACAACAACGAAAGCAACACACGGATTATTGATAAACATAGATAAATACTGCGTTTATCAGAATCCAAAGAGTTACGAAAGCAACGATGAACCAAACAACGAAAATGCTACGAAGGAGTTACGAGAGCAACGACAACCCAACAATATAAACAAGAATGATAAGAATGACAACAATGATAATAATAAAAAGATATGTCGTTTCACTCCACCATCAGTTGAAGAAATCATGATTTATTGTACTGAAAGAAATAACAGTGTTGATTGTCAAAAGTTCTATGACTTCTATACGGCTAATGGTTGGGTGCAAGGAAAAGGAAAACCTATAAAGGATTGGAAAGCTTGTGTTAGGACTTGGGAACGGAGTGGCAAAGGGAAGGACCAACCACAGAAACAAGCTTCTTCAAATAAATTTAATAGTTTTCCGCAGCGTAATTATTCACCTGAGTATTTGGCTAGCCTTGAACGGCGAGCTCAAAGGGGTTAGGTAGATGAAAAATAAGGATAACTGGGAAGGTTGGAAAGACATAGATGAAATCCATAACCTAGCCAAGTTAATAAAACTAAATCAAGCAAGGATAGTAAAAGACCCACAGACAGGAAAGAAATACACAAAGATATCCACAAGGGTGTTGATAGAGGTGAGAAGAAAGTGTAAGGGATATTGTGAGGAGTGTGATATCAAGTGGAAATGCGAGATCGTGCAGAAAGCGAACATAAAATTGTTGTTTGCCTTTACCTTGATGGATTGAACGTAAGTACATATAAAGCATTTACTTTGAAAAGCTTTCTAGAAATGCTTAAGGGAAACAATTCAGAGTATACCAGGAGAATCAAGTTTGTTGAAATTAATGGGAAGCGAACGAACGATTACACGGAAAACTTCTGCAAGCACGGACTTGGCACACTGGCAGACTTCAAAGCGTATTGCCAGAGTAAAGTAAACGATCTGTATGAGGAAGGGGAACAAATGACAATAGATCAGTGGTTGCAGAATCAGACAAGCTAGCTATTCCGTAATGACCATTGATTAAGCTTAACATGGAAGTAGAGATATACAGCTACTTGGCAGTCGTTAACAGTGATATCACAAAAGTAAACAGTACCGAAGCAGCTGTTAGGTTTGTCATATCTTACATAATCGATTTTAATACGCTCCTGATCACCGTTTGGGTGGGTGATTCCGAAGTACAAAGGAACGCACTTGCCGTGGATATCATAGGAGCAGATAACAGGAACTATAGTGTTTTTAGTAAAATCAATAATTTCTTCTGGATCTTTTGTCTTATCGAACATTGGCATAATCATCACCTCGTATGTGATTATATCAAACATATGTTCTTGTGACAAGATGGAATTATTGTATATGTAGAATGGAGGGAAAGAAGTGAAACCAATATTGTTTAATACCGATATGGTAAAGGCAATTTTAGACGGAAGAAAGACAGTTACTAGGCGAATAGTAAGTCCGCACAGAAAAGCTATTATTGAAAATATGTGGTTTGATAAAGTAGATGGAGACATAGTTGTTGTTTACGATGACAATTTTCATATTGGAGAAAAGGGATATATTAAACCGCTTTGTAAAGTTGGAGAAATTCTCTATGTAAGGGAAACATGGACCTATGGTCCAGAAGGTACATATCTTTATAGGGCATCAACAGAAACTTATAGAGAATATGGACATTATAGTGACTTTATTTGGAAACCATCTATTCATATGCCAAAAGAAGCAGCAAGAATATTCCTCAAGGTTACTAATGTTAGGGTAGAGAGGTTGCAGGATATGGATCATGATGCACCAATGAAAGAGGGAATTAGAAGTTATACGAAAGATTCGACTGTTTATAAATTTGCCCCTAGTGCCGAATGGTTGCCATGGAGGGATATGCCTAGAAATCCTACAGAAGCGTTCAAGCTATTATGGAATTCCACCGTTAAGAAGTCAGATATTGATTGCTATGGTTGGGAAGCTAACCCATGGATTTGGGTAATCGAGTTTGAAAGAGTTGAGAAAGAGAACTAAATAAAGATTTAGCGCAGTAACTTTTTACAAATAGCAAAGAAATTGTAAGGCAAGTAAACAAAAAAATGAAAAGGTGGTGCGAAAGTGAAAGTAAAAGAGTTTGGAAATTTATTTGGAATGACGGTTACTGAGCTGTCGGAGTTCTCTGGTTATACAAGAGTTGCACTTTACGATATCATCGAGGGCAACGCTATGGTGAATAAGAGACGTTATAATGCTTTACTTGCACACTTGAAGGAAAGGGCATGGACCGAACGTCTTGAGAAGGAGAGAAATGCTAGAGAGGAATATGATAAGCGTATGGAATCACTAGATGATTTAAGGAGCAGGGAACGTTGTTATGGCGGTTATGAAAGGGTGGTTTGATGGAAGGATATACTTGGAGTTATCACGAAACTGATGAACTATGGCAACATGATATATTTGATAGTAAAGAGGATTGTATAGCAGATGCAAAAGAAAACTATTCTTGCAAAGCAGGAGAAACAATAGCAATAGGAAAGCCTAAGGCATTTGTACCTAGTGTAGATGCGGAAAGCGTGCTTGAAGCATTGGAAGAGCAAGCCTATGAAGAGTGTGGAGATGCGTCAGATGGGTGGCTAGATTATCCAAGACAAGCAATAGATAACCTTTCAGACAGATTAACTAAATGTGTTAATGATTGGTTAAAAGAAACAAAGCAAGAGCCTAGTTTTTACACAATCACAGATATTGAGACTATTGAAATATAATAAAGGTTTAGCGAAGTAAAAAGAAGGGAGTAAGAGGTTTGCTGGCCAGCGAAAAGACGTCTTTACTCCAATACAAGATGGATATAGAACAGAAAGCAATAGAGAGAATTAAATTAGCAAGCGAAATAAGCATTCAGTATTATGGGAAACCTCTTGTTTGTACATATTCTGGAGGAAAAGATAGCGACGTAATGCTTGAATTACATAAGAGGTCAGGAGTTCCGTTTGAAGTTCATAACAGCCATACAACAGCGGATGCACCTCAAACAGTGTATCATATCCGGAAAAAGTTTAGAGAGTTAGAGTTAAAAGGAATACACGCGACAATAGAAAAGCCTATGTACCAAGGTAAACCAATAAGTATGTGGAAGCTAATACCAATGAAATTAATACCACCGACAAGAATGGCAAGGTATTGTTGCCAAGTTCTAAAAGAAACAGGTTGTGCAAATAGATACATAGCAACTGGTGTAAGATGGGATGAAAGTAAAGCACGTTCTGAAAGAGAAGCTTACGAAACTATTGGGAGAACTAAAAGCGAAGCCATAAGGGTTTCTGATGAAATAATGCTTATGAATGATAACTCAGATAAACGGAAAATGATTGAAAAATGTGAGTTAAAAGCAAAAACAGTCGTAAACCCAATAATAGACTGGAAGCACAATGACATATGGGAGTATATCAATGTAGAACGTATTGAAGTTAATGAACTATATCAATGCGGATATGAAAGAGTTGGTTGCATTGGTTGTCCTATGGCTAGTAAGCGAAGATATAAAGAGTTTGCTGATTTTCCTAAGTATAAGCAATTATATATAAACGCATTTAGAAGAATGATAGAATTCCGAAAATCTAAAGGTTTGGAGACGGTATGGAAGACAGGTGAAGAGGTGTTTCTTTGGTGGCTAGAGGACAAGAATGTACCAGGACAATTAAGTTTGTTTGATGAAGCATATATGTATAAATTGAACAAGGGGGACTTAACGCCGCCCCTTGTTGTGGATAAATATTAAAGCGAATATTAGTATTATTACTAGTATCACTAAGATAAAAGGAATGAAAATTTCGTTTCTTATATCTTTTAATTCATTAATATATTCCATAGTATCCATAGTCCACCTCCTCTCATAAATGATGGCATAAATATTGATGTGAAGGCAATGCTGTTTTGTAATGTTTTTAAATTAATACATAGGATTAAAATTGAGAAAGAAGTTTGAACTGTTAAATGAGGATTTAGGTAACGAAAGGATATGAACTCAAATGAAAGGGCAAATGTCAATATTTGATTTTTTAAAAGTTGATGATATGTATGATGGATATAAGGTAATCAAAACAGCTACGATAAATGTTATGGGAAATCGTATAAAAATAAATAAGAACGATATTTGTTACCTAGTAGTTAAATGTAAAGATGGTTATGTTAATGTTGCATTTCCCGATGAATATGGAGGATCTTTGGGCTTACCAGTTACTGAAAAACAATTTAGCACTTTATTTGAAAAATTAAATAGAAAAGTATATCCAAAGAGTAAAGAAATATGGAACGGTAAGAGCTGGATAGCTAATCCAGAACTGTGACTTTAGGAAGGAGCAATCATGGGATATTGTGATGGTAATTGTGAGTATTTAGAGAGAGAGAAAAGACATACTTGCGCTAAGTATGGTAAAAGGCTTAGCAAACGTTAAGAGGTTCGTAAGTGCATTCTTTAGTTGGGCAGCAGATGAGGGATATATACTTAAGAATCCAGTCAAAAGCATTAAGAATATTAAGCAGCAGCAGAAGCCGAAAGAGTTCTTAACCAAGGAAGAGGTAGTGAGAATGAAAGATGCATGTAAAACACTTAGGGAGACAGCGATTTTGGACTTTCTTCTGAGCACAGGGGTTAGAGTTTCGGAATTAGTAGCACTCAACAAAGAAAACTAAAAATTATTAAAGCAATAAGGGAAAAGTAACAGGAGAACAGGGAAGAAATCAGAGGACAGGGGGAATTAACATGGTACAGGTTAACATTGAGGAAGTAATAGTAAAAGTATTGTACGCTATGCAGAGCGTTATTAATCAGCAAGCTATAGAAACACTTAAGTCAACTTTATATATGCAACTTGGAAAGCTCCAGGTATTCGAGGAAGAGACCGCGCTATCTACTGATCTAGATGATAACGTGGACAAGATTAATCTCTTCCTGGCTACACTGAAAATCGAGGGGCGAACAGATAGCACGATAGCAGCATATACCTGTGAGTACAGAACGTTCTTTCAATTCGTTAATAAGAACTTTAGAGAGGTTACAACTAATGATATTAGATTGTACTTAGCTCATTGCAAGACGGTAAGAAAGAATAGTGATGTAACACTCAATAACCGGATAAGAAATCTGAGGAGTATGTTTAAGTGGCTCACTAAAGAGGATTTCATCGAGAAGGATCCAATGCGCAAGATAAATCAGATTAAGACAGAGCAAAGGGTAAGGGAAGTAATTACCGAGGAGCAAGCAGAGTTGATTAGGTGCTCCTGTGATAACTACAGGGATTCAGCAATAATAAACATACTCAGCAGTACAGGAATGAGGGTTGGAGAACTGGTCCGGCTAGATAGATCAGATATAGATTTCTCGAACGGCGAGTGTATCGTATACGGAAAGGGACGGAAGGAAAGGCCTGTGTACATAGATGGTAGAGCAAAGGTTCATCTTATGTGGTATATGGAAAGCAGAGAGGACAGCGAGAAAGCATTGTTCGTATCAAATAAGGCACCACACCAAAGGCTCACAACGTCTGGCATTCGCTACATCATTAACCAGGTAAGCAGCAATACGAATATAGACAATCTACACCTGCACCCTCACAAGTTCCGTAGGAGCATGGCAACGAACATGATTAACAGGGGTGCACCTGCAGAGGTAGTGCAAAAGATTCTAGGGCATGCAAGCGTACAGACTACGTTAGATTGCTATGCAAGTATTAGTAACACGATAATTAAGGCAGCACATAAACGGTATGCAGTATAGGGGGTGATATGATGTCGTTAACTAAGAACATACTTAAGCAGTATGTAGATTTAAAAGAGGAATTAAAGGAAGTTGAAGTATACATTCAGAAGATTCAAGGGCAAATCGAGAGAATCGAAAGGGAAAGATACGTTGTAGACTCTGTTAAGGGTGGATCTGGTGGAATACAAACCTTCTTAGTAGCAGGGTTTCCATATCCAGAGTATAGCAGAAAGAAAACTAGGCTTTACATTCGAATAGAAAGACAGAAAAGACTTATAGAAGAGATCGACAATACCATTAACGAAGTAGAAGAGTATATTGCAAATGTACAAGATAGCCGTATGCGTAGGATTCTTAGATATAAATACATAGATGATATGAACTGGATCAAGATGGCACATGTAATGGGTGGTAAGTGTACAAGTGAAAGCTTAAGGAAAGAACATGATAGGTTTATGGAGAAAGAAAAATAATGTTTGTCCGTTTTGTCCGTATTTAATATGTTATACTTACAATAGAACGAGTAGAACAAAAAGTTTTACTGTTCTCCCCCCAAATCTTCTGTTCCTCCTCATTCGATGCGATCGGTAATGATTATCGTCTTATCGGTCGCATTGCAATAAGGGTACATGGAAACTTAGCTCAGCCCGGCAGAGCGTCTGTATAAAAAACAGTCGGCGGTGGTTCAAATCCATCAGTTTCCCTGGTAGCATAAGCTATCAAATAATTTGGTTTAACACAATAACTTTGACACCTCCTTGAAAGGCGCCTATGATTTGAATGTTGTAGGTGTCTTTTATGGTAAAGAGAAAGAAAAATAATATTTGGTTATTGAATTAAAAAAAGCAGACACCTTGGCCTAGGTATCTGCTGATAGTGGGATATTATTATCCCTTTTGTCTGTGTGAACGATATGAATCAAAAAAATATTTAATAAGTAACGCTATTGAAATAACTATGCAAATACATATAGTTGTAAATACTTCTGAATCACAGTTAGCAATTGCTTTCTGTAAGGGTGGAAATATATACTTACCAATGTAACCACAGATACGCAATAGAAGTTCACACAAGAAAATCGCAGGCAGTGTTTTCTCGTTTGTCATTCCATCTTATTCTCCTTTCTGTATGATAAACTGCATAGCTTAATATGCATGTTCTGGACTTACAACGAACAGAATAACGATTCGTCCGCCCATACGAAAAGAAAATAAAAAATGAATGATTGAAATTACACTAACTGCTAGCGACTAAAAGATGAATAAAATGGAATTGTTGGAGAAATCACTGCCTGCTTAGTTGTTCAATTTAAAATTAATAAAATTATGTATGTTCGTACTAAATTTTAAATAAATAATACTAAATCCTGATTCCTTCAATTTGTTTGCCATAATTTGTCATCCTCCTAGATATCCATATTTTAGTTGCAAAACCATTATATACCAATTATGAATATGCGTCAATAAATTATCCAAAACAACACGAAAGGAGTGAGCCTATTGGCAAGAGCACCAGACGAAAGAGTACAACAGGCTCATGATATGTATAAGAAAGGAATGAAATTAGTTGAGATTGCAAGTCAACTAAGTTTGCCAGATGGAACGGTACGAAGATGGAAGAGTACATACAACTGGGATAATAACGAACGTTCGGAAAAGAAAAGCGAGCGTTCGAAAAAGAATAGAGAGAATAAAGAAGTCTTTGACGATGGGACTAAGGAAACGATGTTAAACGAAAACCTTACCCACGAGCAAAGGCTTTTTTGTATATATTACAGTAAGATATTCAATGCAACTCAAAGCTATCAGAAAGCCTATGGTTGCAGTTATGAATCAGCAATGGTAAGAGGGTGTGAGCTGTTAAGAAACGTTAAGGTTAAAGATGAAATACAGCGCCTTAATGAATTAAAGAGACAACAGATAGTTGCTAAGGAATCTGATCTAGTAGAGCTGCACATGCGAATAGCCTTTGCAGACATAGGGAACTACATTTCGTTCGGACGTGAAGAAGTTCCAGTAATGACGATGTTCGGACCGATGGAAGATAAAGAAACAGGTGAGAAGATTACCAAGGTTGTAAATACAATCAAGGTAAATGAATCCGAGAATGTTGACACGCAGCTTATACAGGAAGTAAAGCAAGGTAAAGACGGATTCAGTATCAAGCTAGCCGATAAACAAAAGTCGATGGAATGGCTTGATAAGTTCTTCCTTATGAATCCTATGGATAAGCATAAGATAGCATTCGATAATAGAAAGCAAGAATCAGAAATAGAAGAGCAAAGAATAAGAATTAAGAAGTTGGAAGCAGATCTAGCCAAGGCAACAGGCTCAAGTAATGAAAATGAACTTACCAAGCTTGATGAAATGCTACAACAGATTAAAAAGCAAGCAGGTGATACAAATGATACTGAGTAAAAAACAGATGGAGTTTGTAGCAAAAGGAAATCATCGTTACAATGTCAAAACTGGTGCAACACGTAGTGGTAAGTCATATATGGATAACCTGTATACCATTCCTTCACGTATTCGTGAGAGGGTAGGGAAAGATGGTCTTAATGCATTGATAGGAGTATCCAAAGGAACGATAGAGAGAAATATATTACAACCAATGCGTGAGATATACGGACCAAGGTTAATTGGAGATATCGGAAGTGACAATATAGTTGATATATTTGGGGATTCTGCTTATTGCTTGGGTGCGGAAAAGGTAAGTCAGGTTGCAAAGTTGCGTGGTTCATCTCTTAAGTATGTGTATGGTGATGAAGTAGCAGAGTGGAATCAGCAAGTATTTGAATTACTTAAATCACGTTTGGATAAAGCTTATAGTTGCTTTGATGGGGCATGTAACCCAGATCACCCAAACCACTGGTTCAAAAAGTTTCTTGATAGTGATGCAGATATATACTGTCAGCAATATACCATATTTGATAATCCTTATTTGCCTAAAGAGTTTGTTGACAATCTATGCAAAGAGTACAAAGGAACCGTTAACTATGATCGATATATACGAGGTTTGTGGGTAGCTGCAGAAGGAGCGGTGTATAAGCTGTTTAATGATGCTCAAGCGCAGATACCTAACCCATATAAACTCACAGAGAAGCCGAAAAGCCTTATGGAAATTAATATAGGGGTCGATTTTGGAGGGAATGGTTCTGGCCATTCATTTGTAGCAACAGGGTATGGAAGAGGATATACCAATATTATAGGGTTAGCTTCTGAATGGATTGACTGTAGTAAGAATGATATTGATCCGGACAGATTAGGTAAACTATTCGTGGATTTTTGTCTTAAGGTGTTGAACATCTACGGATATATTACACAGGTAAATTGCGATAGCGCAGAGCAAACGTTAATCGCAGGGCTAAGAAGTGCAGCGAGAAAGAATGGCCTTGGGTGGCTTACGATAAACAATGCACTAAAGACTACCGTAAATGATCGTATACGATTTACACAGCGAATGATGGGACAGTATAGATTCTTCTATGTACCAGAGTTGTGCAAGAGTTTAGAAAATGCTCTGTGTGGTGCTTTATGGAACCCAAAGAACTTAACGGAAGATGAACGTCTTGACGATGGAACTAGTGATATAGATACATTAGACGCGTTCGAATACACATTTGAACGTGATATAAGCCGATTCATTCGGTATGAATAGAGGTGAGAACATGAAGTATAGCAAAATGGTTGAGTGTCTTAATAAGCTAGTAAGCGAGAAAAGTTTAAAGCTTGATGGAATAAACGTATCCACAGTAATGCAAAGTGCTATAGAGTTGTGGGACTTGATGTATTGCAATCGTGCTCCTTGGCTATCAAGTACTCAAAAGTCATCAGGAATACCATCATCTGTAGCGAGTGAAATTGCTAGACTAGTAACCCTTGAATTAAAATCGGAGGTAACAGGGGATACAGAAAGAGCAAAGTACATTAATAATATATACCTATCAATAATTAATGATCTCAGAAAGCAAGTCGAGTATGGCTGTGCAAAAGGTAGCATGGTATTTAAGCCATACCCTTATAATGGTGGAATTGCTGTACAGTACAATGCTGCTGATAGCTTCTATCCAATTACTTTCGATAGTAACGGTAATATAACGCAATGTGCATTTACAGAACAGTTCACAAGAGGGAAAGAGATATATACGAGGGTAGAACTTCATACACTATCGAACAGTGCTGTAGAAGTGTTTAACTATGCATACTTAAGTAAAACAGGAGCAACACTTGGTTCAGAAGTAACGCTTAAATCAATAAAGCAGTGGGCAGATATAGAACCACATGCAAAGCTTGAGGGGACGGACAAATTGCTACTAGGCTTCTTCAAAGTACCCCTTGCTAATAACGTAGACCCAGATAGTCCGCTTGGTGTATCAATATTTAGCAGAGCAGTAGAACATATAAAAGTAGCAGATAAGCGTTATAATCAGATTGATTGGGAGTATGACAGTAAAGAAACGGCTATTCATATTGCAACGCAATGTCTTAAATACAATAAGGACCAAGATAAATTCGAGTACCCAGGTGGCAGAGACAGACTGTATAGGAACATAGAGTATAATACTGGTGCTAGTGATAAGCCACTGATAGAACCTTTTAGCCCAGAAATTAGGGACGAATCTTACTACCATGGTTTCAACCAACAGTTAAAACGTATTGAGTTTGATTGTGGTCTAGCGTATGGTACACTTTCTGATGCACAGGACGTTGATAAAACAGCAGAGGAAATCAAATCAAGCAAACAACGATCATATGCTACTGTATCAGATATACAACAAGCACTACAGAAAGCATTAGAAGATGTTGTAATGGCTATAGATTTCTGGATAACAGCTTGTAAATTAGCACCAGAAGGTGAGTATCAGATAACTTTCGATTGGGACGATAGCATCGTTACGGATAATGAGAAAGAACGTATGCAAGACAGGCAAGATGTATCAATGGGTGTCATGAGCTTAGTTGAATACCGAGCAAAATGGTATGGAGAGACAGAGGAAGAAGCAGCTAAGAAATTACCACAGCAAGCTGACACATTGGACGGTGATGTATAATGTTTACACCTTCTGAACTAGAACGTATACCCAAGCAAATAGAACGATATATGCGTGACCTAGAGGAGCAAATACTTATTGATGTGGTACATCGTATATCATTAAATAATGAGATTACTTCCACTGCTGATAACTTGCTTTACCGTATGAAACAGTATGCACAGTTTGACCAGGATATAAAAAAGTATATACAGGACACGCTTAAGCTTACCGAAAAAGAGGTTGATAACATCTTTGATAATGCACTTGAACATGGTTACTCAAGGGATAAGGCATTATATAAAGCATGTGGAACGTTATTCGTTGACTATAAGGACAATACAGAGCTCCAACGATTCATATATGCTATCAAAGAGCAGACTAAAAGAGAGATAAGGAACATAACACAGACTACAGGATTCATGGCTAATATAAACGGTAAGAAGGTTTATACAAGTGCTTCCTTTTATCTGCATGATAAACTTGATAAGGCAGCTTATGGGGTAAGTACTGGTTCATTCAGCTACGATCAGATGCTAAAGGATACTGTAAAAGAGTTGGCATCAAGTGGTATCCGTTCAATAGACTATTCGAATGGTAGAGCGATAAATACAGTTACAGCAGTAAGAATGTGTATTGTCACAGGAGTTAATCAAGTCGTTGGTAAGATAACACAGGACAATGCACAGAATCTCGAGACGGAATATTTCGAGATATCTTGGCATGCAACGGCTAGGCCTACACATCAAGTATGGCAAGGTAGAGTATACAGTAAGTCAGAGCTTGAAACAGTATGTGGACTTGGTACAGCAGGTGGATTGCTTGGTGTTAACTGCTATCATAGTTACTTTCCTTTTGTACCTGGTATATCAGAGCGTACATACACCGATGAACAACTTGAACAGATGCAGAGCGATGAAAATACCAGAATCAAGTTTGGTGACAAGGAATACACCAAATACGAAGCCACACAGCGCATGCGTAAGATGGAAAACCTCATGAGACAGCAACGAAAGACTATTAAGCTACTCGAAGAAGGTAATGCGAGCGCAGAGGATATAATAAATGCTAAGGCTGCATACCAAGCGACAAATCAGCAATATGCTAAGTTTGCAGATAAGATGAAGTTGCCACAGGAACGACAACGAGTATATGCCGATGGACTAGGGAGGGTTCTATAATGACTTCTATAACTCCAATCAAAAGTGATAGTAAATTAATTGGGTTTAAAGTAGATGGGCATGCAAATTACAGTATTGTAGGACGTGATATAGTCTGTGCTGCAGTATCATGTATATCTATTAATACTATAAACTCATTACAGGAGATAGCACACAAAGGGATAGACCTATTAAGTGGTGAAGGATTCCTCGAATATCGGATAAGAGGAAAGCCTAGCGTACAAAGCAATATACTGTTAGAATCAGCAAAGATTGGATATCGTAGCATTGCTGAGGAGTATCCTAGTTATGTTACATATAGTGAGGTATTCATTTAGGAGGTGATCCATATTATCTCGTTCAAGACGTACGTAAACGTCTTATTTTTATGAGTTGCGATATGCAACAGAAAAGAGGAAAGAATGAAACAATATGTCGGAACTAAAATGATACAAGCTACACCAATGAATAGAGGAAATTATAACCAATACAGAGGTTGGACTATTCCAAGTAATGAGAATCCATACGATGAAGGGTATCTTGTTCAATATGAAGAAGGATATCAATCATGGTCGCCAAGAGAAGTGTTTGAAAAATCATATAGAGATTGTGATGGACTTACATTCGGCATAGCTGTTGAGCTGCTTAAGAAAGGTTTTAAACTTGCTAGAAGTGGTTGGAATGGTAAAGGAATGTTTGTAGTATATCAAAAAGGATATCCGCAAGGCATTCCATGTAATAAACAGACTGCCGAGGCATGGGGACTGAACGAAGGAGACTTATTTGTTTGTAATCCATACCTACAAATCAAATGTGATAATGGTGCTCATTCAATGTGGGTTCCAAGTATTAATGATTGCTTAGCAGAAGATTGGAATATTGTTGAGTAGATCATGGAAACATGGCTTTTTATTATGTCCGAAA